TAACTCCGGCTGCGTAGTAGCTGCCTCCTTTGTTTGTTTTCCATTTTCCTGCTGCTCTAACGTCTGTCCTAAGAGAAACACCTTTAAATACATCTTGAAAAGATTTAGTCGATACAATATCTCTAACAGACCTACCGAAATCGCTAGAAAGCTGGTCGCTATGACTGACTGTAAGTATCTCATGTTCTGGATTCCTTCCTATGTACCATGCTGGGAACAATTTTGAGCAAATAACTGATTTAGAACTACGTGGAGGCAGAAAAACCATGAGTCTTTTTATTTCTCCAGACTCTAATTGCTTTAATTTTTCTGATATTACTTTAATATGCTTACCCATTTGCCAATCAGAGACGATTGTTGGTGCAAATGTGTTTACAAATCTATAGAAATCTTGTTTGCACTGGTATTTTACATTCTTTTCCCAGTGTTTTTTAAAATTTAGTACCTCTTCCATAATTTATTATAACATATTTTACAGGAAAAGGCAACTAAAAAGATAAATCTGCCTCTATAGAACATAATATAGTTTAATATAGTTATATATAATAATATATATAATATATATAACATATATAAAACTCTATGTCAAGTATATAATAATAATAATTATAGTTTTATATAAATTATATATAATTATATAGACTCGGGCTTGTCTATGAAGCCGAGTATTTTTGTAAATATGTTTCACCTGCATATATATATAGGCAGATATATGTAGCAAACGTGTGTACCCTTGCGTGTCTATGCCTTGCCTTTGCCGAATCTGAAAAAACTATAGTTATTTCTGCCAGTCATAAAAAATTTATATAGGTCTATATAGCTAGGTGCAATTGCCTTGCGTGTGTCTTATTATATTAATATTGCCAGTATTTACAGGCATTTAAGATATTCACAATAGACAAGGCAACCCATGGCAAATGTCAAAATGTCCACACTATAAACGGCAATATGTCAATAATATGACTATAGGTTTTTCCTATAATATGTATAGGTTTAACTTATATTAAAAATTTGCTATACTGTTTATATTATTAATATAATTAGAGGTGTATACTATGAATACAATATATAAAGACAAAGTAAAATATGGTAAAGAATTATTGAAAGAATTAAAACAAAGACTTGAGGATAGCTGGACTGGTGCTAGTCAAGTAATAGAGGAGTTAGACGAATTTCACTATAGTGCTGAAACAGATGCCACTAGGGAAAATGTTTTATATTCTGAAAGATTAGATAATTTTTATAATTATGAGATAGACGAATTAAAATATGATGCTGAGATATTACAAGGCAAGATTCAAGAAGCAATAGACAAGTTTGATAGTAAATTCAATTTAAAAGATGAGGTGTAACATGACATATCAAACAGTAACATTTAAAGATAAAAAATATAATATAGATGATGATAAGACGGCTAAAAATTTAACTCAGATGCAAGAGGGTGAAATTGAAAAACTTACTAGATTAGTAAATGATTATAAAAAAATAGTAGATGATAAAAGAAAAGCTCTTAATGAGTGTCAAAAAACTAATGTTAAATTAAGAGATATTAACAAAAGATTAGAAAAAGAAATAAAAGAATCTGATAATTTATTAAGCATTTCAATAGATGAAAAAAAGATTATAGAAAAAGATAATAGAAAAATAAAAAATTCTATTGAAATGTTTTTCAGATTAAACGAAAATATTATAAAAGAATTTTAATATAAATTTTATTGTAGCACTATTGAAAATTATATAGTGCTATGATAAGATTTATTAAACATAAATTAAGAGGTGATAAAATGAAAGTAAGATTTACAAGGCTATCAAGAAATCGAAAGACTGGCTTTATACCAGTAACTACAAGCGAAGAAAATAGTTGTCCTTCTAGTTGCCCATTAAAAGATAAAAATATTTGCTATGCTAAAAAAGGCAAAATGAAAATGACATGGCTAGAAGTAAAAACTGGCATAAATAAAAGGTGGAATAAACCTTTTAAAAATGATTATGATTCTTTATTAAAAGAAATTAAAAAACTACCACCTAATCAATTATGGAGGCATAATCAGGCAGGTGACCTTGCTCATACTGGCAATAATGAAAGTATAGATTTTGATAAATTAAAGCAATTAGTGAAAGCAAATAAAGGTAAAAATGGCTTTACTTATACCCATAAAACACAATTAGAAGAAAACTTTAAAAAAATAAAATATGCTAATGATAAAGGTTTCACTATTAATTTATCGGCTAATAATTTAAACCATGCTGACGAATTAAAAAAGCATAATTTACCTATTGCCACTATTGTAGGCACTAAGCCAGTTAATAAAACACCTGAGGGGCATAAAATAAAAATGTGTCCCAATCAAGTTAACAAGGCGGTAACTTGTCAATTGTGTTTAATGTGTAGTAAAAGTAAAAGAGATTATATAGTAGGATTTTTAAAAGATTAATAAAGAGGGTATAAAATGAAATACAATAATATAACTAATGATATGAAAATAATATTAGCTAATGAGAGAGAGCAAAAAAGATTAATACAATATAATAAACAAAAAACTTATAAAGGATATATAGACTATTATAAAGTATTAGCATATTTAGGAATAATAACAGCGATAATAGAATTAATTATAATTATAGAATTAATAAGATGAGAAAAATTAGAAGTAATAAATATAATCTATTAAATTATTTTATCTATCCAGAAGAAAGACTGAGCAAATCCTATGTAAAATATGCTAAAAAATTTTTGGAGAACTTAGGAAAAAATAAAAACATTATAGGAAAATCCTATAGTAAATATAGATAGATTATATATAATTTTAGGAGTAAGATAAACATATGATAAAGAATAATAGATATAAAGTGCCTCTTCATGGTAGTATCAGAATCATGCCTGAATGTGCATTGTTGACATACTTTTATTTATTATTCTTATCATGTGTTAAAACAATATCAAGCATTGTAAAAGTTCCTGCAATATCTAAATATGTTAGTGATATATATAAGCTAACCTCTATATTTCACTTCAGGTCAATGCTTGATATTGTTTTAACATTTTTAATAACTATAACCAAGAGGTGAAAAGATGCAGATTAAAGATTTAAAAAAGAATGATATAATTTTAAGTAAACAATTAGGAATACCTATAAAGGGTAAGCTATTAGAAAGTCCTATACAAGGTAAAGGTATTAAAAAAGTAATTCTTATCTATGCTTATGGTGAAGATATAGGTATGTTTAATGAGCATGGAAGTATACCTATAACCGATATAGTAGCAGTAAAAAAGAATGATACTTGGATTAACATAAATAAAGAGGTGATATAATGAAAGTTAAAGATTTATTAAAGTTTGAGGTGCAAGCACATAAAAAAAAACTACCTAGAGATATCAGGCAATTAATTTTTATAGATGATAAAGACCTAGAAAAACATTTAATACATTACATTAGAACTAATAAGAAACTAAAAAGAAAATTAGAGGAGGCAACTGCATTAAAACTTTGCGTTAGCTATGTATCTAAAGTAGTTAGTAAGGTGTTATAATGGAGGAATGGAAAGAAATAAAAGACTGTCAAGGTTACTATGCTAGTAATCTTGGCAGAATTAAAAGTCCTAAAAAAATATTAAAGCCTTGTCCTGATAGTAGAGGTTATGCAAGAATAGGAATAAGAGGTAAAACTATAAGATGTCATAGAATTGTCGCTGAATTGTTTTTACCTAATCCTGAAAATAAACCTGAAGTAAATCATAAGAATGGTGATAAAATGGATTTTTCTGTAGCTAATTTAGAGTGGACAACAACACAAGAAAATAGAGAACACTATTGGAGGGAGTTAAGTGCTATACCTCAACAGAAACATAAACAAGCTATGGTAGAATTAGGAATAAAAAATAAAGAATCAGAAAGATTTAAAGGTGCTAATAATCCTATGGCAGTAGGAAAGCACAAAATATATTTTGAATCAGGAGATACTATAGTAGTTGATAATTTAGCTAGGTGGTGTAAAGAAACTGGATATGATTCAGGTCAAGTGCATCACGTTAAAAATAAAGGCTATTACTCTAAAAGTTTAGGAAGGTTTAAAAATATTACAAGGTGTAAAGATATTATAAAAGTAGAATTAGTTCATGAACAATAAGAACACCTCGACCTATTTTGCTAGTTATAGGCTAAAGAAACTAGCAGTAGCATTTATAAAGGTAGAGTGTTTACCCTCCCTTAATACTCTGCCTCTATAAGTGCTATGTGTAGTAGTAGTGGATATTTAATTGAGTATGCAATGGCAATACAAAGTGATTATAAAAATAAAATAATAAGTTATGATAAAGCTATTGATTTATTAATTAAGATAGGTTATAACACAATTAATGGTAAAGAATTTTTAGGAGATAACATGAAAGAATTTGATTTTTATTTTACAGTGCCTTGTAGTTTTAGTTATGTAATTAAAGCTAAGAGTGAGGCAGAGGCAAGAGAGAAATTATTAACTGGCGATTACGAAGGTGATTTAGATTTAACTGAAAGTAATTATAAGAATGCTACACTAGATGAGGTAAAATGAGTAAGATAGAGAATGAAATTAAAAAAGAGAACATGAGGGAGGATATCTTGGAAGAGTTTGATAGTAACCTTACAGATAAAGATTTACATAAGATATTAAATCATGTAGTATTTTGGTTATACAAAAATATTAAGAATAAATATACAGATGAATTTGTAAAGGTAGATAATATAGCATTATTAAAAAGTATGAAAGATTTAAAGAATGGAATAGTACATAAGAAGTTTGATAAGTATATTAAAAATAGACCTGACTGGTGGCATGGAGATAGCGATTAATGAAGACAACATGGCAAGATAAAAGAATAAATAGAATCAATAAAGAACTACAAAAGTTTAGAACTGCCTTTGGAGAATTAATTGTACCGCTAGATGAAACAATATACTTTGAAGAATATCAAAATATATTAGAATCTAAAGCAGAAACTGAGGAAGAATATTTACATAACGAGGAGAATAAAATTGATGTATAGAATATATAGACACCCAGAGGGTATAGGATTAAATGGTAAAGAGTTTGCAGTAGATGATAAAAAAGATATTATTCTTTTTAAAACTGTTAATGATGCGGAGAAGTTTTTAGTAAAAGCCATAGGAAAAAAAGCTACAAGAGTAGAATTAGAGGATAATCATGGACTACATATAGAAGGGAATGAAGATGATGCATGAAACAATAACAATGAAAGAAAATTTAGAGGAACTAACCAAAGGTATATTAGAGATATCTGATAAGCTATCTGAAATGGAAAGAGATAATATTATACTTAGGAGTAAGGTACAGAAACTTAATATAATAACGCAAAGATTATTAGAGGAGAAAATAAAAGAACTTCAAGAGTTTAATAAGTATGCTAAAGAGGAAGATAAAAAAGAAAGTAGGAGTGCATAATGCAGATAGATAAACTAACTGATAGAGAACAATTAATACTTGACTTTTTAAAAAATAATAAAGTAGATATATCAGAAGTTATAGATGTTATTATTAAAGCAAATGGATTTGTAGGAGTGGGGTTAGTAACTTTAGAAGAGTACGTAGTAAAAGCTATTAAGAAACATCATAAATACGAATCACTAGATAAAATAATGAACGGATAGAAATTTGTGGTGTGTTAGGAAATTCTAGGTAAATACACTTAATTAGAACTGAACAGCTACAGAGTCCGAGTTCTAGCCACATAAAAAGTTTTATAATGAAGCCCAGAAGTATATGGGATTGGATAGTATCCCATTATAAAAACACTTAGTCAGAGGGTGTATAAATATTTCAGACTGACTGCTTGACAGAAGTGTGTCCAACCTGAGTAGGTTGTTAAACTGCTCAAACATTTAGGAGATAATATGAAGTTAAGACAAGTACAAAAGACTAAGATTGAAAGAATGTTAGATGAAATAGAATATTTTGTAGAGAATATGGAACAACAAGAATATATAACATTTGATTTAGAAAAAGATTTAAGAAGATTATCAGCTATGCTTGATGATGTTAGAGAGGAGATAGAAAAGAAATGAGTTTACTATGGTATTTTATGGGCGGAGTATTTATTCTATCAGGTATTAGCATTATATCTGGTAACGAATCAGATGCCTCGATAGTATTTGGTGCAATAAGTTTAATGTTAGGAGGGTATATGGTATACCTAGGAGGGACTGATAAAGATGTTGAATAAAAGAGTTAAAGTAATAAAAGAAAATATATATGGAAAAGTTATTGGAGAAACATCTGGTGAATGGATTATAAAACCTGAGGTTGAAACAATGGCATCTGTATTTATGGGTAATAAATTATATTTTAATAAAACAAAAGTAGAGGTAGCAGATGAATAAAAACTTAACACCACAAGAACATTGGGAGTTACATCAAGGACTATGGAGAGTGCTAGGTTGTGATATGCAAGTATATAAACAAGATTCTGATAGAATAATATACATTGACAAGAATAGTAAGTGGGCATATAAATATGAAAAAGGATTTATAGAAAGAAAACTACAAACAAATCCAGATAGGAGGTATAGATGAATATAACTTTACAAAGATTAAAGAATGCAGTAAAAGATATAAAAGAAAATTCTTATGGAGGTAATGACAGTCATAGCATAGCAGAATATAGAGGTATATGTGATGGATTAGATAGATTATTAAAACATTTTATAGAACTAGAGGAGAATATAGATGCCACCAAAAGCAATTAAAATAAAAAAGAAACCTAAAGATAAATTAATTTATATCTATGGAGATGAGATGAATGAGGTATGGGAACACTTTAATATGACTGTAAGAGATGATGATGATAGGATTGTATTAAAGTTTGTTAGGTTTGAATCAAGAGATTTTTATAGAAAGTAAAGATTAGATATGCCTAAGTTTACATTATATGCAAAGAAAGTTTACTACTATCGCAAGGAGATTAATGCCAGAGATAGGAAGACCGCAGAGAAGAGAGGCGACCAGTATGAATCAGAGAGATTATTTATTCCTACCGGTGAAGAATTTTATATAACAAGTATAGAGGAGAATGAAGATAATGAGTAAAGATATTGCAAAGACTTTGTTAAGTAATTTTAATAAACCAGATAAGAAACTATTAAATACTTTTAATTATTTATTAAATAGGTTAGCATTGTTAGATGATAACTTTTTAAGTAATAGAGATTATAGATATATTGAAGACATAAATTATAAACTTAATAACAATAGAGGAGAGTAACAGTGACGTATAAAGAAAAATATGAACAGTTAGCAGAGGAGATAGTTGGAGATGATGCTACTGAAAGATATACTCAAGAAGAATTAATTAGTGAAGTTAATAGCTTAAAAAATATAGAAGAGAAATCTTATGAAAAAAAGAAACCAACAATAGACCCAATAACATTAGATTTAATTAATAAATTAAAAGCTATACAAGATACAGTTAATGAAGGTGCATGGGAGTACGTACACATAGGAGATATATTAAGATTACAAGATGTTTTTCATACTGCTATAACTCATTTTGACTTAAAGAAAAAAGGTGGTATAGGAGAATATGGAAATGATAAAGGTAAGTACACAGAGTTCTGGCATAGTGATTATGTATGCCATACAGACCCAGAAGCATATGACCCAAGCAAAGTAGAGGAGGAAGATGATGAGTAAATATACATACGTTGTAGAGGAGTGGTCTACTGATTCTAGAAGATATACAGTAAAGTCAGATAGAAAACTAACTGAATCAGAGTTACAAGATGCTTACAAAGAAATAGGTATACCGGAACAAGGATATCACGAGGCTTTTGATGAGTTACCTTATTGTGGTCAAGAGGTAAACTTTACAGTTTACTATGATGGTACAGACTATGGAGAAGATTCACACATGGAAATAGTGCAAGGAAGTGAGGATTTAGCAGATGATTAAATATAAATGGATAGTTTGGGTAGGAGGAGTAGATGATTATTATGTTCACTATGCAGATGCAAAAAGAGATTATGATGATTGGATAGATAAAGGATATGATAATGTAATTATAGAGGAGAATAAAGATGAGTAAAGAATATAAATACACATATAGATTTAGTGAGCAGACAGTAGATACTAGATACTACAAAGTAGAATCTAATAAGAAACTTAACTATAATGATGTGCAAAATATAGCATGGTCAGTAGAGATGAAAGAGGGAGAAACTTATGAAGATGAAGATGGTAAATCTACCTTTGAAGGTACTGAGTTTGGAGATGATGCACAGTATGAAATGGAAGAAGGAGAGGAGGATTTATTAGATGATTAAATATATTATTTACACACAAAAGAATTGTACCTATTGTGCAGAGGCTAAGTCTATCTTTGATGAAGCCGGAGAAATATACGAAGAAAGAGAACTAGATACTGCAGAGAAAGTTAGGAGATTTAAAAATGCCGGACATACTACTGTACCACAAATCTTTCTACATATAGGAGGATTCCATGAACTAGAAGAGTTTTTCTTTGGAGAAGAAGTGTCATTTAAACCGGATATAAAGCTCGTGGAGGACACTAAACCACCAAAGATAGGTGCATTATCCGGAGAGAAGAAAGTGATATCCTTTGCAGAGAAAAGAGCTTTAGTAAAAGGTAGAAAATTATTAGAGGATAAAGATGAGTAAAAAAGTATTAGAGGCAGTAAGAGAGGCTAGTATATCTATTGCTTGTTGTTTAGACGAACCTAGTAAGGTTACTAAAAAAGATTTAGAACATATACAAGACCAGATAACTAAGATAGAAAATTATTTAACACCTTTTTATTTAGAAGAATTAGAGGAGATAAAAGATGAGTAAAAAAATTAAATGTCAAAGAAAAGGTTGCTCTAATGAAGCATACCCAGAAGATATGGAGAATGGTGCATCTAATCTTTTATTATGTGATGATTGCTATACAGAAATAAGATATTTACTTGCAGATTATTTAGAGATACACATACAAGATATTAAGATTTAAGTATTGCATAGAATCATTTTATATGATATAATAAACGTAGACACCCTCATGAAAAAAATAAATCCGATAGTCAAGATACATAATCTTGTGGCAAAAAATTTACTTGACACAAGATATAGGCAGAGGATTGTTAAAAATAAAAAGAAATATGATAGAAGGAGAAATAAAAATGTTTATAATAACACATCATAGATTTGATTTTGGTAGGTGGAATAAAAAATGTAAATGGACAGAATCATTTCCCATTGACCAGTTGGTTGATGATAAAAGTAAAATACTAAAATTTAAAACAGAAGAAGAGGCACTAGAAGAATTAGTGGAGTGGGGAGTTGACATAAACTTTGCTATGAGTAATGGTGTTACCATAGAAAGATTACACTGATGCAAGAAATATTTATGTTGTATTATTTCTTAGGAGGCATAGTGTTAGGAATGTTTATAATTTTATTAGCATATATATTAACTAGAAAATAGGAGATTAAAATGTATGACCCAGTAGTGATATCATTATTAGAAAAAAATGTAAGAGATTTACAAGAACAATTGCGTAATGCTTATGTTAAAATAAAACAATTAAATGATGAAAATTACAAGTTACGCAGAGCATTAGGAGTAAAAAAAGATAATGGAAAAAGCCTTGCTAATAGCTCTGATGGTGTTTGGTTAGGAGATGCAGAAATGCCAGATGCAGAACATTTAAAAGATGAGTAACGCAAGAGAGAGAAGATTAAGAGCCACCGGTAAATGGTTTAAAAAAACTACAAAACCTAAATACTTATGGAGTAATCATATATTTCCTGTTGCATTATTGTTAAGTTTATTTTTTTTAATTTATAATAGTTAGGAGTTTAAGATGAGTAATCTTTGGGATAAAGATGCAAAAAGATTGTATCGTAAATTATTTAAAGAGTACAAAAGAGAAGGTTGCTCTAATGAAGAAGCAAGAAGATATGCTGAAAATGATTGTAGAAACAGCATAGATTTAGATATTTTTTCAGCAGAGAAGGTGTATAAAAAAACATTAAAAGATTTTGATTGACATGAATCATTTATTGTATATAATATATAAATATTTTAATATAATAATTAATATAATAATTAATATATTTATTTTATTATTATCTTTATGGGTATTATATATATTTATTATGATGTTTTATTATACTTTTAAATAACATAGAAAGGAATATAAATTGTTAGAATTTTTATTATGGTATACAGTCATATACACTGTTATAGGTTTAACTAATGCAGTAGGTATGATGTGATGCAAACTAAGTGGATAAGCAGAGGGAAATGCCCTTGTGGAGAATCAAGTAATGGTTATAACATTCATGCTGATGGACATGCCTTCTGCTTTTCTTGTAACAAAAGATTTAATAACGTAGGAGAGGCAAAGATGGAAAGCAAAGTAGTAGAAATAACAAACAAAGTTTCTAGCACTGGTGATTATGGAAGTATAACTGATAGGAGAATATCAGAGGCTACTGCCAGGAAGTATAGAACTAAAATAAAAACAAATGGCTCTATGATTTCACATCACTATTACGAATATTTTAATACAGAAGGTAGCCATGTTGCTACAAAGATTCGCCAAGTAGAAGGTAAAAGAATATGGTCTCAGGGAGATATGGGAGATGCCTTACTCTTTGGTCAGAATTTATTTAAGTCTGGTGGTAAGTATATTACTATCACTGAAGGAGAAGTAGATGCAATGTCTGCCTACGAAATGTTAGGTAGTAAGTGGGCAGTGGTATCAATCAAGAATGGAGTTCAAAGTGCGGTACAGAATTGTAAACAACATTTAGAATATCTAAATAGTTTTGATAATGTTGTAGTTTGTTTTGATAACGACAAGCCTGGGATTGAAGCCTCACAAAAGGTTGCTCAATTATTTGAACCTAACAAGTGTAAGATTGTAAGACTAGATTACAAAGATGCAAATGAATATCAGAAGATAGGAAAGTCAAAAGACTTTGTGCAAGACTGGTGGAGTGCAGAGGCATATACACCGGCAGGCATAATGAACCTAGCCAAGTTAGGAGATTCATTATACGAAGAAGATTATTGTGAAACTATACCTTATCCTTGGAGTGCCATGAATGAAAAAACATATGGCATGAGAACAGGAGAGTTAGTTACATTTACTTCCGGTGCCGGCATGGGTAAGTCTTCAATCATGCGTGAGTTGATGCATCACATTCTTAAAAACTCTAATGACAATATAGGAATACTAGCATTGGAAGAGAGTACAAAGAATACTGCATTTAATATTATGTCAGTGGAAGCTAATGAAAGATTATACATAAAAGAAATACGTAATCAATTCTCAAGAGAACAATTAAACCAATGGCAGAAAGATACGATTGGCTCTGGTAGGTTCTTTGCCTTTGACCATTTTGGTTCAATAGGTAATGATGAGATACTATCCAGGGTTCGATATATGGCAAAGTCTTTAGATTGTAAGTGGATATTCTTAGACCATTTATCTATCCTAGTTAGTGGACAAGATGAGGGAGATGAGAGAAAATCTATTGATGTATTAATGACTAAACTACGTTCACTGGTAGAAGAAACTGGAGTTGGTTTACTATTAGTATCACATCTTAGGAGACCATCAGGAGACTTAGGACACGAGAATGGTAAAGAAGTTACTCTCTCACACTTGAGAGGTAGTGCAAGTATTGCTCATTTATCTGATAGTGTTATTGCTTTAGAAAGAAATCAACAAGCAGATGATGATGTTATAGCATGCACCACAACGATTCGTATACTAAAGAATAGATATACTGGAGAGACTGGTGTATGTTCTTACTTGCATTATGATAAAAAGTCTGGTAGAATGTCACAAATAGATAATCCTTTTGAGGATGAATTTAGTAATGAAGCACAAGGAGTATTATAATGAATTGTTTACATTGTGGAACAGAATTAATACATGGTGGAGACCATGACGGAGAAGAGGGAGACGATTATGATATCGTCAGTAATTTAAGTTGTCCTAAATGTGAGACACATGTATATGTATATCACACATTTAATTTTCCTACTATGGAAAAACAACAAGAGTTATTTGAAGATATATGAAAGTAGTTCTTGATATTGAAACAGATGGTTTTAATCCTTCGAAGATACATTGCATAGTAGCAAAAGATATAGATACTAATACTATAACTGTTTGGGACTCAGCTAATAGCTATAGTTTTAAAAACTGGGCTAAAGGTGTAGATAAATTTATTATGCATAATGGTTTATCTTTTGATGCACCAGTATTAAACAGATTATTAGATGCAGAGATACTTCCAGGTAATATTATAGATACTTTAATATTATCGCAGTTGTTTAATCCTATCAGAGAAAAAGGTCATAGTCTAAAAGCATGGGGAGAAAAACTAAACATGCTTAAAGGTGGAGAGGGAGTAAACTTTTTAAAATATAATAAAGCTATGCTAGATTATTGTAAACAAGACGTAGAGATTACACATGCTGTTTACAATGAATTAAAAAAAGAAAGTAAAGGTTTTACTAAAGAGTCTATTGATTTAGAACATGATATAAGATTAATATTAGACCAACAAGAGAAGAATGGTTTTGCTTTTAATATAAGAAAAGCACAGGAGTTATTAGCAAAATTAAAAGATGATATCTATGATTTAGAGCAGTGGTCTTTGGAAGAGTTTGAACCTACTATTGTGGAGATGAAGACCAAGACAAAAGAGATACCTTTTAATATAGGTTCTCGTCAGCAGATAGCAGATAGATTAATGAAGAGAGGTTGGAAACCAAAACAGTTTACGGATAAAGATAATATTATAATAAATGAAGCTGTTTTAAAAACAATCAAAGAGCCGGATTTGAAACTAACTGCAGACAGATTTGCAAAGTATTTCTTACTGCAGAAAAGGGCAGTAATGGTAGAGTCTTGGATTGAAGCATGTGATAAGAGTAATAGGGTACATGGTAAAGTTATGACATTACGAACTGTTACTGGTCGCATGGCACATAACTCACCTAATATGGCACAAGTGCCGGCTACATACTCACCATACGGAAAAGAATGTAGAGGTCTTTGGACTATATCAGATGCTATGAATTATAAATTAGTAGGTACTGATGCTAGTGGTTTAGAGTTACGTTGTCTTGCACATTATCTTAATGATACAAGTTATACTGATGAGATATTAAATGGAGATATACATACAAAGAATATGGAGTTAGCCGGTATTAAAAACAGAGACCAAGCTAAAACATTTATCTATGCCTTTCTTTATGGTGCTGGTGCAGAAAAGATAGGTAAGATTATAGGAGCAGGAAAAGAACAAGGTAATGTTTTAATTAATAGGTTCTTATCAAACTTACCTTCATTAAAAAGATTACGTAGTCAGGTAGAGAATGCAGGATATAGAGGAAAGATAAAAGCTATTGATGGTCGATACTTAAAAGTTAGGAGTACACATTCAGCACTAAACACTTTGCTACAGGGAGCAGGTGCTATTATTTGTAAACATTGGTTACTAAGAATTACACACAGAGTTTATAATAAAAAACTAGATGTAAGACTTGTTGCTTCTGTTCATGACGAATATCAGTTTGAAGTTCATAATAAAGATATATCGGAGTTTTGTAGTATTACAAAGATAGCTATGAAAGAAACGGAGAACTTATTAAAATTAAGATGTCCTTTAGATAATGATTACAAGGTAGGTACAACATGGGCAGAAACGCATTAGAGCCAAAGACAAAAGATAGAAAGAAGTTTGACCTGGATTTACAGTATGGTCAAGTAAGAGAAAAGATTGTAGCAGATATGTTACAAGATAAAAAGATAGAAGTAAAATCTGAAAGAGGTATGTGGTTACAGACAGGTAACATAGCAATAGAATATGAGTGTTATGGAAAACCTAGTGGTATTAATGCAACTAAAGCAGATTACTGGTTTCATAATTTATGTGTAGGAGATGAAGTGTTTGCTACATTAGTATTTGAAACAAAGATGTTAAAGAAGATTATTAATACTTCTATTAATGAGAATCAAGTTAGGAGTGTATCAGGTGGAGACCACAATGCATCTCGAATGTATCTAATGAATATACAGAATCTTTTTTCTCAAAATATAATTAATAAAAGTGTTGACAGTAAATAATAAACTGTGCTATAATATAATTTTATAAACCAAAAAAGGAGATACACCAATGAGTGTAATAAGTGGAACTGCTTACTGGGCTAGCATACAAAGCCCTAACACGAAGTTTGAACCAAGTTGGCAAATAGATGTAGGTAATCTAGATGCTGATAATAAAGCTATCGCAGAGAATGATGGTCTTAGTATAAAAACTGATGAGACTAAAGGTGATTATGTTACTATCAAAAGAAAGGTGAAAAGAAAAGATGGTAATGATAATACTCCACCTGTTGTAGTTGATGGGCAGAAAAGACCTATGATGGATTTAGTAGGTAATGGTTCAAAAGTAAACGTACTTTACACAACGTATGAGTGGAAGTATGCTGGTAAGGAAGGAGTATCTGCAGACCTAAAAAAGATTCAGGTTGTAGACTTAATTCCTTACGAAGAAAGAGAAGACTTTGATGTCGTCTCTGATGGTTACGCATCTGGTGAAACAGGTGGTGAAAAAATTCCTTTTGCCTCTTAATAAGGAATAGTGGGAGTTCCGGCTAAAACCTCCATTCGGTAATCAGCGAGGTCTCCCACAACACATCATGAAAAAAATAGAAACATTAGTAGAAGATATATATAATTTATTCGAAAAGAAGAATGAAAACTTAACGGAAAAAGAAGTAGATAAATGTATAGATACGTTTGCTAAGACAGTTAAGATACATGTAAAAGATTTTCTAAAACAAAGACCTGAAGATAAACCTAGATTACGATTATCTACAATAGGTAGACCTGATAGGCAATTATGGTATGATTTTAAAAAACCACATAATATACCTTTAGCACCTAGTACAAGAATTAAATTTCTTTATGGTTATATATTAGAGGAATTATTAATTATGTTATCTTCTATTGCCGGACACAAAGTAACACAACAACAAAAGCAAGTTGAAGTAGAAGGAGTAAAAGGACACCAAGATTGTTTTATTGATGGAGTGTTAGTAGATTGTAAGAGTGCATCAGGTAGAGGTTATAGTAAATTTAAATATAATAACTTATCAAGTGATGACCCTTTTGGTTACATACCACAGATATCTGCATATGCTCAAGGAAACAATGTAGAAGAAGCTGGCTTCTTAGTTATTAATAAATCAACAGGAGAAATATGTTATACAAAAGTACATTCATTGGAGATGATAAATGCCGGAGATAGAATACAAAGGATTAAGAAAGTTGTTAAGTCAGATGTGGCTCCAGATAAATGTTATGAAGCAATTCCTGATGGAAAGTCTGGTAACTATAAGCTCGATACTGCTTGTGTGTATTGCAATTATAAGCATGATTGTTGGAGTGATGCTAATGATGGTAAAGGACTTCGTTCTTTTAAGTATTCGACTGGTCAAAGATATTTCACACACGTTGAGAAAGAACCGAATGTAGAAGAAATGAAGTGAAAGACGAACCTGATATAATACAGATAGAAAACATTTTTTACTCAGAACCACACAGCTCTGAGAAGAGATTGTTTTTGTCTGTAATACTTCAGGCATTACTAGATGTATCAAAGAATGTGGTTACACCACAGGACAAAGTAAATAAATCTAGAGCTGAGTCCTGGTTTTTTACAAGTGTTGGAGTGACTTGTGAGAACTTTGAATCAGTTTGTCAAATGGCAGGAGTACAAGTTACAAAGGCTAGGTCATTTGCATATAAAGTAATGAGGGCAGAGAATAAAAAATATTTAAGAAAGAGAATAAGAAATGTGTTAAGAGGTGAAGATGACAAAGAAAAAAAATTGGACATTTGAAGATAATCATGCTAAACTATATGCTGATATGATAAATTTTGAGGAGCAACAAAACATGGGAATGATGGATGAAGCTATAAAAGAAACAGTAAAAGATAAAGGTTTTACTAAAACTGATTTGAAGAAAGAGGCAATGAAAGCTACATTAAAACAAGTAGGTGGTAGTCATTATAAAGATTGTAAGATACAACCTATTGAATATATTGTAGGAAATGATTTGACTTTCTGTGAAGGTAATGCTATTAAATATATTACTAGACACAGACGTAAGGGTGAAGGTGCAAAAGATATTGAAAAAGCTATTCACTATTTAGAAATGATATTGGAGACAGAATACAATGAAAAATAACTATTTACCAACAGAATATCAAACTTTTATTCATGCATCTCGATATGCACGTTGGTTGCCTGATGAGAGTAGAAGAGAAACATGGATAGAAACAGTAACTAGATTTACTAATTTTTCACAAATACATTTAAAGAAAAATTTAGGTGTAGAAATAGATAGTGAAGTGTGGAGAAAAATAGAAGATTATATTATAGGATTACAAGTAATGCCTTCTATGAGAGCTTTAATGACTGCCGGCACTGCACTAGAAAGAGAGAACATAGCAGGGTATAATTGTTCTTATATACCTATTGATACACCTAAATCTTTTGATGAGGTTCTTTATATTCTTATGAATGGTACTGGTGTAGGTTTTTCTGTTGAAAGACAGTATGTAGATAAGTTGCCTACTATACCAGATAGAGAGTTTGAAAAGACAGAAGATGTTATATCTGTTGCTGATTCTAAAGAAGGTTGGGCAAGAGCATTTAAAGATTTAATATCTTATCTTTACACTTGTAGAATACCAAAAATAAACGTAACTAAAATAAGACCTGCAGGTGCTAGATTAAAAACATTTGGTGGTAGAGCAAGTGGTCCTCAACCTTTAGTTAATCTATTTGATTTTACTATTGAGAAGTTTAAAAATGCTAAAGGTAGAAAATTATCTTCTATGGAGTGCCATGATATTGTTTGTAAGACTGGTGAAGTTGTGGTTGTTGGTGGTGTGCGAAGGTCAGCTCTTATATCTCTGTCTAATTTATCAGACCAGAGATTAAGGGTTGCCAAGTCTGGTGCTTGGTGGGAGACAAATCCAGAGAGAGCATTAGCTAATAATTCAGTTGCCTATACAGAGAAACCAGATGCCGGTATCTTCATGAAAGAATGGTTGGCCTTATATGAAAGTAAGTCTGGTGAACGTGGTATTTTTAATAGACAATCTGCTCAAGCTAAAGCTAGAGAGAATGGTAGACGTAATGCTGATTGGGATTTTGGTACTAATCCTTGTAGTGAAATTATATTAAGACCTAATCAGTTTTGT